TGAAACAATGCTTAATCAATGGAGGACTCCATATCGACTATTAATGGATGGATATGATATTGTATCTCCAAATTATATGACCATTCCCCGGCGATTTACAGGTAACTTCTTCTGGTTCCACCGTAGCCTCATCAATAAACTACCCAGACTTAAAAATATGGACCTTTCGGATAGGTATGTTGCTGAATATTGGATCCATATGGCTTGTTCTGAAAATTTAGGTATGTTGAATAAATATACTAGACAATACACATGAAAAAAGCTCTCTTCTATCCGGATGCCCCAGTACAACACAGAGGGCACTCATTAAGCAAGACAATCACATATTTTACAATGTTAGGATACCAGCTAACAAATGATATAAATGATAATTGGGATATAGGGGTACATTGGAACTATGCCGATGTTAATAAAACACCTGAAGCACTCCAGGAAGATCCAAGAGTAGTTTTAAATAGAGTTTTAAACAATGTTACCAAGAGTAATGTTGATAAAGTGTTTACAGAGGCCTTTGGATATAGTAGTATGGCAGATACTACAGCTTTTGGATATTGTGTCAAAAAGAGCGATAGACAGTCTGCCCATGATGGGGCCTTTATAAAAACCCCCTGCAGGAAAGAACGCGGCTGGATATACCAGAAGCTTATTGATAACAGGATGGCCCCGAGCGCAATTTATGATATCCGCATCCCTATTTTTAATGGAGAGATTCCAATAATAGTGATCAAGAGCCGAACAGTTGAAGGAACCTTTGAAAACACCCTTTCCCGAAATAAGAAATATTGGACCAGTTCAGTAGGAAGTTATTTATCCCAGACAGAAGTATCTCAGATAAGGAGGTTCTGTAAGATCATAGGCCTTGATATAGGAGAACTGGACGCACTCCGGGATAATAGCACCGGGTTACTATATATCGTTGATGTGAATAATATTCCAGGAGGAGCGTTCTTTGATCATATTAACGATGGGTCCAATCTTAGAAATCAACTTGCTCAATGCTTAAAAAAACAAATAGGATGAAAGATCTAGCTCTTTTTGCTGAAGAAAGTTCATTATTTGCAGCGCCTCATCTGGCAGAAGCACTTGATGTACCGTTATACGTTATGCTACCCCAGTATAATAACCTCATGGGTAATGGCCGGCAGGGGATACCCTGGCAAGAAGGAAGAGCTATTCGAGAGTCAAACATCATCATTATCGGATATACTGCACTTACAGCATTAATGCCGCGTATTTCTGCAGGGCGATATCGGAGTATTGCAGTTATATTTTCAGATAGCTTATGTGCGAAGTATTGTAATGAATGGAATATACTTACACATCACCACCGTATTACGGTTTATATAATGCCGGATCTGGCTCAATACAGTAGAGGCAAATATATTCCTGCTTATCAGACAATCAATATTCAAAACATTAATACAAATAAAGCTAAAGAAGGCCTCATCATAGCACATTCTCCAAGAGATAACAGTAAGGTAATCGCAAAAGGATCGCTGGCAATTACCAGGACAATTAACGACCTAAAAAAGAAACATGACTTTGAATATATCAGTATAACAAAGAAGCCATATCATGCATGCTTGCATATAAAAAGTCAGGCCCATATTTTTATCGATCAGCTAATAAACGGTAATCCAGAAGTACCCCAGGAGAGATGGGGAAGAAGACAGTTAAAGTATAAAGGAGGATTAGGTAAATCAGGGATAGAAGCAATGTTAATGGGATGTTGTGTGATAACCGGAGGAGAGGAACCAGATACAAATGATTACTTTCCTTCACCACCGGTAGTATGGACTAGTTACGAATATTTTTCTATGGATCTAGAAAGACTTATTGAGGATCCTGACTATCGTATAAAAAAGGCAGAGGACCAGAAAGAGTGGGCAGAAAAATATACCAGTGCCGAATTTGTTGCAAAACATGTAACACAGCATTTAAGATGAGGATAGCTGTATATACCGTTATCATTGGAGGCTATGATAAACCTAAACCTATCAATCCGGAATTTAAGAAGGAGGCGGATTTTTATCTATTTTCTAATGTAGAGATTAAGGGTAGCGACTATAAGATAGTACGGGTTAATGAACCTGCATTAACCCCTAAATATTTATCTAGAATAATAAAGTTGCTTCCTCATAAATATCTACCAGACTATGAATATACCCTTTATCTGGATGGATCGGTTGAATTACTGGAGTCACCTGCAAATATTGTAAAGAAATATGCATCCCGCGCCGATATTATTGTGCATAAACATCCCTGGCGAAACTGTATTTATCAGGAGTGTAAAGCAGTAGTAGATTATAGATTTGTCCCACATGCTCAGGTTGAGCGACAAAAGAGGTTTTTAATATCACAGCATTATCCGGTAAACAATGAATTAACGGAAAATGGAGTAATTTTGAGAAAGAATACAGAGAAGATAAATAAGCTTAATGAATACTGGTGGAAGGTTTGTAAATCATTTACTTATCGCGATCAATTGAGTTTTTGTTTTTGTGCATGGAAGCATGGAGTGAAATATGGATTATTTGACGGACAGATAAGAGCAGACAGACAACCGAAGCCAACAGAATTTCTTTTATATCCTCATCTATAATGGATCCATTCTACCTGGTAAAGCGATATGGCAAGGAAGTTGACCCCTCAATACTATCACAGTATAAGGAGGCACCGCGCTTTGTCTGGGTAAATACCGGGGATAAAGATTTAATCCCAATAAAGATAGATCTTCCGGAACCTCCTGAATATCATCTTATCGATGGATTTGGATTACCGGCCAGGGAACAGAAGTGGCATCCCCCGGAAATACCTAAACGATTAAAGGAGCTTCAGAAGAAACATGAAACCCTTGATGATATCTGGGTAGAATTAGAAGAGCATCCAGATATCTATGATCAGGAGATAGCTTTCATAAAGAGTCAATGGAATTACCGCCTCAACGGTTACTGGTTTTTTAATAATGGAGTGCCTACATATATTGACGGATGGCACTTTTTTTATTGTGGATGGTGGAATATTGATGTCGGACTGCCAAAATTCAGAGATAGAGATAAACGATTTTTTCTCTTTGCCAGGAAGATATATCTGGAAACACAGGCTCCCCGGTGTGATGCAAAAGGATTTGCAGTAAAAAATGGGGATGGAGAGTATGATTGGATTGATTTCGGTCAGAGATTGTTTTATGGATTTAACTATCCTAAACACAGGCGTGAGGGAGCAACATATAAAGCTGAATGTATAGGCTATGAGATCATAAGCAGAACAATCGGAGCATTTGGAGGGATACAGTCCATGAACGACACACAATCCCGGAAATGCTTCTTACGGCATCTTGTAGCGCCCTGGAAGAAGCTACCATTCTTTTTCAAACCTAACTATGAAGGATCTACTTCACCAAAGACTGAACTTTCATTCAGTCCTCCAGCAAAAAGGCTTTCATCCAGAGGGTCTTTATCAACATCAGAGCTGGGCCTTGAATCCGGGATAAACTATGAGATTGCAGATCCTTCCGCATATGACGGGGATAAACTTTACTTTCATCATGATGATGAGGTAGGTAAGTTGAAGAAGGGATTATCATGTTGGGACCGGCACACAGTTGTAAAAGAGTGCCTTGTAATGGGATCCGAGATAATTGGATATACAATCAAAACCTCAACAGTTGGAGAGATGGAAAGAGGAGGAGGTAGGGCGTTTAAGCACCAGTGCAAGATGAGCGACTACTATCAAAGAACCCCAAACGGACAAACAGTATCCGGCCTGGCAGTATTGTTTATACCTGCAGATGATGGACTACAGGGGTTTATTGATGAATTTGGTATGAGTATCATCGACACTCCTACAAAAGAGCAAGCTGCCTTTACCGGCCATAAAATAGGAGCCAGGGAATATTTATTAAACAGAAGAAAAGGATATATTGATACCGGAGATCAGGAAGGACTATCAGAAGAGATCCGCCTATACCCTATTAGGTTTGCAGAGTGTTTCAGAACTGCAGCAAAGTCTTCAGGATTTAATATGCATAAGCTAGAGACTTATATTGACGATCTTTCATTCAGCAAAGATCTTACAGTACGAGGGAACTTCCGATGGAAGGATAATAAGAAAGATGGGCAAGTTGAGTTTATTGAGAACGCTAATGGTAAGTTTATTGTCAGTCACCAGCTGGATCCCGGAGAGTCTAATCGTAAATGGTGGAGCGATGAGGAAGAAACATGGATGCCTGGCAATACAACATGGGGAGTCGCCGGAGGAGATCCATTCAAATTCAATAAAACAGAGGGGAACCGTAAGTCCAACGGAGGAGGCGCAGTAATAAAGAAAGGCAGGATAAAGGATGGCGATTTCTCTATGAAGCGAAGTTTTGCATGTACTTATACAAACCGGACCTTTGATAAGAATGAGTATGGCGAGGACATGCTGATGATGTGCGTTTATTATGGTGTGCAGATGTTCCCGGAGATTAATATCCCATTCCTTTGGGATTACTTTGATGAAAGAGGGTATTCAGGATACTTGCTTTATAAAGTAGATCCAAAGACCTTTGAGTTTGGGAAGACCCCAGGAGGACAGACAGGAGAAAAGATTAAACAGGATATCTTTACGGAATGGATGACATGGATAGAGAATGAGGCTGATCAGGAGAAACATATAGAGGTTCTGGAGGAGTGCCGAGATATTGAGGGTCCGGAAGATACCCCAAATTACGACCTATTTATGGCCGGAGGATATGCCTTATTAGGTACATATGGAATCTATGATACAATAGCGGAAATGCAGGAACAGGAATATACTCTGGACAGTTATGTTAAGAAAAGATATTATCCGGTGAAATAATATTTATAACTTTATAAAAAATTTGAGCAATGCCATTACCCTATTATACGCAGTATAGCACCGGCTCTTTTGCCTTTCCGGATGATAATATCAATCCTAAAAAAAAGGATAAATTATGGGCAAAAAAATATGGAGAAGCAATTATCTCTGCATGGTTAAACGATAAAACATGCGTGCCATACAGTAAGCTCAAAGAGATCCAGGAACTTCGGGATCTGGCAAATGGCAATCAGGATGTCTCACAATATCAAAAACTTTTATTGGATGAGAGCGAGGAAGGAGATGGGCTGGAAGGCTACATGAATCTTAATTTTGATGTTTTCTCTGTAATGCCTAAATTTTTAAGAGTAGTCCAGGGCATGTTGGAGCAAACCGATCACCAGGTAATTGCTACAGCAGTAGATCCTAAAAGCTCTCAGGAGAAAGAAGAAATGAAGCTCCGGACAGCGTTCAATATGAAATATCAGGATATAGTAGGACAGTTGGAAAAAGGGTTAGGTGTTGAAAGCGGAAATGAATTTATGCCAGAATCAGTTGACGAACTGGAATTATACTCTGGAATGGGCGGTTTTAAGCTATCTCGGGAAACAGAGATGGAAGAAGGACTTGATTATACATTCTATATTTCCGACTGGAAAGAGATAAAAAAGAAGGTAATAAAAGACATTTTAACCTTTAATGCATGTTGCGTAAAAGACTATACCGACAACTATGCAAAGAAAGCGAAAATCAGATATGTTGATCCATCTATGTTTATAGGCCAATATTCAAAGTCTTATGATCATAGGAGTATGCGCTGGGGCGGAGAAGTAATCCAGATGTCAGTAAATGAGATATACAAGCAGGATCCCGACATTGATCTCTTAAAGCTTCAACAACTAGCAAAAGGATATAACGGAGTAGGTAGTAATTCCCGATTAAATGATATTCAGATGGGGACAGCTTTCTCAAAAGAGGGAGATTGTGCCTGGACCGAGTTTATGGTTGATGTACTAGACTGGGAATGGAAGTCTATAAACAGTGAATATTGGACAAAGAGGACCACCAAATATGGTGAAGAACTTATGTATGAGGAAGAATGGGGAACAGTTAAAGATACAGAGAAAAGGAAAACAGAGGTTTATGATATTCATGTAGTCTATAAGTCACAATGGGTAATTGGCACAGACATAATCTTTGACTTTGGACTTCAGCATGATATCCCCAGACCCGAAGGGAAAGAAGTTGCTCTATCCTATCATTTCTACAAATATGACGATAAGGCTATTGTTCAGTCTTCAGAGCCTTGCGTACACCAGATTGCACTTGCTCATATAAAACTGCAGAACGCACTGGCCCAGGCAGCCCCAGCGGGTATATCTATTGAGTACACAGCTCTTCAAAATATGAAGTTAGGCGGGAATAAGATGGAACCATTGGAGCTTTTAAAGATGAGGAAGCAGAATGGAGATCTTATCTACAAAGCCACAACTCATAAGGGGCAGATGAATATCCCGGGAGGATATCGACCCATACAGGAACTTTCCGGAGGTATAGGGAACCAGTTGGATGAGTTTATCAAAATCTTTGATCTCTATATTAACTTCATTCGTGAGGTAACAGGCATAAACCAGATAGCAGATGCCTCAACACCTAATCCGGAACAATCAGTCGGAGGATCTGAAATGGCTA